CTAAACGCCTTGTCCAACTCACCGATGAACAGGCTCGCATCTATGCCACTGTTAAGAAGGCCGCGATTGCAGAGCTTGAGGGAAAGACGCTCACAGCCCAGAATGTGCTTACGCAGATTATCCGCTTGCAGCAGATTTGCTCGGGATATTTCAAGGCCGACGATGGTACGGTCATCGAGATGAAATCGGACAAATTTGACGAGCTTCTCGGAGCCCTCGAAGAAGTCGATGGCAAGGTCATCATCTGGGCAAACTACACTTACGACATCCAGATGATTGAGCGTTCGCTTGCCAAGGAGTATGGCACCGCGTCTGTACGTTCCTACTACGGCGAGACAACGCCTGACGAACGACAGCAGATTGTTAAAGACTTCCAAGATCCCGATCATCCGCTTCGCTTCTTTGTTGGCCAACCACGGACCGGCGGCTATGGGCTCACGCTAACAGAAGCAAGCACGGTGATCTACTTCTCGAACAACTATGATCTGGAAGTTCGACTGCAAAGTGAGGATCGTGCCCACCGCATCGGGCAGAAGAACAACGTCACGTACATTGACATCGTGACGGAGGGGACCGTGGACGAGAAGATCCTCCGCGCGCTGCGCGAGAAGATCAACATCGCCACTATGGTCCTGAAGGAAGGCCACAAGGAGTGGCTGATCTAGCACTTCCACGCCCGCAGGGACTTGTTGATGCGGGAGTCCGGATCGTTGGCGGTCTTCGATGAGGTCAGCTTCTTCTTCATGCCTGTCATGCGGGCACAGAAACTGGCCTTGCGGGGACCGCCCTCTGGTTGTGGGGCCTTGAGCCCGGGCTTGCCCGGGTTCGCCTTGTTGTAGGACGCGCGGCCCTTGGCATTGAGCCCGCCCTTGTCGCTCTTGCCTTCCTTGCGCTGCCATGCCGGGGACTTCGCCATCACTTTCCCTTCTTCGCAGCCATCATGTTGTCCACAAGATTTGGGTAGGGGCGACCAGCCTTCTTCGCTGCCGCCTTTGCAGAGGTCTTCTGCTTGGACGACAGCTTCTTCGGCGCACCCAATTCGGAGGGACGCGCCTTGTTCCAGATTGGTGTCTTCGCCATCACGCCATCTCCGTTGCCTTGGCCTTCACATCGTTGACGCGAGTAGTCCAGCCCTTGCCAAAGGTGTCAAAGGTATTGAGGTTCTTGAGGAAGTCCATCCGCATGTTGCAGATTTCATCCACGACATCTTCGGCATCGCAGTTCTTGATGGCTTCCATGGACCGTGGTCCGATGACCCCGTCAACCGTGACGCCAGCAATCTGCTGGAGATACTTCGCCGCCCGTCCTGTGCCCGAGTTCACAGCCAGATCATAGGCAGCATAGTCCACTCCAGAGGGTAACTCGTCGCCCCTGATCCGGTCCCAGTAGTTCTTCTTGTAGAAGGGCTTGACCATCTCGGGCGTCAGCGCCCGCATGTCCGCCTCGGTCACGTCGTGATCCAGATAGAGTTCCCAGTTGGTGCGCGTAACTCCCAAGTTGGTCATTCCACCGGGATCTTTCGGATGGTCCACGAAGCCCCCCTCGTGTTTCAAAACTAACGCGAAACATTGTTCCCAGTTCTCTTTCATCTCACTTGTCCTTTGCGGCGAGGGCGTCAGTCTTGGCTTTGGAGCCAGCAGATGAACCATAATAGAACTGTACGACACCTGTCCACGAGCTGCTGAGGGAGCCCAACATCATCAGGATAACCTCAAGCCCCGTCTGCGGAAGGCCGAACACGAGGATCCAGACGAGCGCCCCGAAGAACCCGAACGTGATGAAGTAGGCCAGAATCTTCGGTGTCGAGTCCTTGGTGGAGATCTGCATCTGCCGGGCGCTGTCGCGATCCCCAGCGGAGATGCGCTCAAGGTCGATGTCCAGTTCCTTCATCCGCACCTTGAAGTCGGCGTCGATCTTCTTGATGACGGAGAGTTGCTCGGGGCTGGCGTTCTGCAAGGCGTTGGCCACGTCCTCCTCGGTCCCCGACTCATGGCCAAGGAGCGCGTTGGACAGGGTCTTGACGGCGATCCCTGCAAGGGGACCGCCAAGAGCAGTGGCTATGGACGGGGCGATCTGACCTAGCAGAGGGCCGAACTTGGCGATGAGATCCACTTGCTACTCCTAGCGGTTAACGAGGCCTACGATGAGCAGGACGATGACGGCAAGTACCAGAATGGCAAGGAGGAGGGCAGACCCCCACACCGCGATGGTGTGCATCAGTTCTTCCTGCTCCTTCTGCGCCTCAAGAGCCGCAGCCTTCATGTCCTTCTTGATCTGCGTGGTGTGGCTAAGTACCTGATCCCATGCAGCAATTCCAAACTCCCCGATAAAATGGTTCTTTAACTCTTCCATCATCGAGTCAGCTTCAGCCTTGGCGGCAAAGGCCTCCATGGCAATTTGCTGTGCGGACTTGCCCGCCATCAAGCTCCCTTGGGGTCAGCGGCAACACGAGTGATGGCGGCAACGCTGTCGAACAAGGACCCAAGGTCCTTGGCCATGGACTGCAATTCCTTTCCCACGGCAATACCGGCCTTCAAAGCTTCATAGCTGACCTTGGCCGTAGCAAGAAGTGTGAGCGGGTCCATTTACTTCCCCTTCTCCAGAAGGGTGAGACGCTTGTCGAGTTCCGCCACCAGCTTCATCATGTCGAAGCGAATAGCCGCTCGAGCTTGTGCGGCATCAGCCGCCATGTCGAGCCGTGACTTGTCGACCGCCGACATAGACCGCTCACGGTCCAAGGTCATTGCAGCACGGGCCAAGGCGCTTTCCTTCTCGACCTTGGCGATCTGGTCAGACAGATGTTCCCTGATCTGGGCCATGTCGATGGTCGTCCCCTGCGGAGGGATGGCCTTGTTGTCCGCGTTCACGACCACAGCGATCTTCGACTTAAGTTGAATGATCTCGCTGTTCGCTGAAGACAGGGCACTCATCAGGTAGACCACACATGAGAACAGGATTGGGATCCCGGCAAACGTGATCTTCTCAACAAGCGCGCCCTTGCTGGCGCTCGCCGCCATCTCGATGGCGAACTTCTCCTGTTTCTCTTCGGTCGTACTCATGGCGTCACTCCGACACGGGCAGCAGCCGCAACCATTTGCTCGGCAAGCAGACCCTTGGCCTTACGAAGTTTCTCAAGGTACTCAGTCTTCTGCTCTGGCGTAAGGTTGGGGATCTTACGGATAACGTCCATCTGAGCATTCATTTTAGATAGGTTCTCATTGGCTGCATTGAACGCGGTGAACAGGCCCTTCGCGGCGGGCATCTGCTCGATGCGCTTCTTGATCGTATCCGCGTCACCGATCCTTGCAGCCTCAGTCATGGAGTTGGTGATCTCCGTGACCTTCTGTTTGACCTCGTAGAAGTCTCCAATGAACTTGTTGTTGAGCTGCCCTTCGGTCTTCAAAATGCGGGATGCGCCAGTAGCATTTGCGAGAAGGCCGGGGACGCTGGATGGGTCACCAAAGACGCCTGCTGGTTTAGTTCCGCCCGCACTGAACGCCCCGTCAACGGTTCCCAAGAATAGGGTTGCCATCGATCCAAGGTAGCCACGGATCAAAGTGTCTACCTGTTTGGGGGACAGACCAACCTCCTTGGTCACCGCACCCGCATACTTGGCTACGCTGCTTGTGTACTCATCGTACCTCTCCTCAACCAACTTGCGCTGGCGGTCGGTGAGGTTCTCGATGGGCTGACCCGTAAAGAAGTTTTTGTTCGCTACGATCTCGGCGATGGGCTTCGCGAACTGGGGGATGGGCTCGAAGAGGAACGTCTTCTTTGCGAACTCGGCAACGCCGACAGCGATGTCGTTACCGTCCTTCTTGCGGATGGAGTCCAGCATCAAAGTGGGCAGCGCCCCAAAGAGTTCCCCAACTTCGTACGCGCGGGGGAGAGCGAGGACCGTGTCGCCAACCTTGACGTACATGTTGGACAAGCGGTCCTTCACGGACAACTTCTTGTACCAATCGTCGTCCCCGTACATGGCGTTCACGCCAGCGTTGATGAACGCAACCATCAGGCCGCGCGTGACGATGGCGGCAGGAATGCCGATGACGCCCTTGCCAACCAAGCTCTTCGGCGCGCCTGCCGTCCCCGTCTCCACAAGACGGTAGAGGCCTTGAATACGGGCCGTGAGGAACGGTGTCAGGGGGATGAGGTTGGATATGGCGTTTCCAAGGATCCCGTTTCCTGCACCATGTCGGTGGTAGTTCACGAGGTTGACAGCCTCCCACGCAGCGTCAGCTTTGGACATCTTCCCACCGCTCTTGTCCTTCAGGGACAGGAGATAGTTGTAGTAGGCGATGCGCGGGGCCATCTCGGTCACTTCACCGATATGCTCCAACTTGTCGAAGGCGCGGAGGAACCCGTTCCAAGCGTTGAGGGGCTTCTCCTTCGAGAGATACTCACGCTTCATGTAGTCCGCTTGGTTCTTGTAGCCGGAGCCAAACCCAAAGCCGCCAAAGCCCGTCAGACCGACGATGTCAGAGTACGCCCCCTTCTTGTTCCAGACGTCGCTGACAGCACCGAGGGTGCCACGGATAACAGTGAACACGGGCATGCCGGTTTTCACCTTCAACTCGACCAGACCACGGATCAAGTTCACCAGTTGGAAGCCCGGTGTGGACGTCACGCCAGTGCGAAGAAGACCCGTGTAGAAGGACGTCGCACGGACGAAGGCGTTCTTCTCCTGCGGGGAGAGGGCCGCAATCGCTTGGAACATAGGAGCGTCGTGGATGAGCAGATGCCGATCCTCGCCGCCCACGCGGTAGGTGATCGTCGCCCTGCCGGTGTCGGGGTCTGTGCCGGGCTTGCTGAGGATCTCACCGATGGTCGAGTCACCGTCGTTGGCCATGACCTTCGTGAGGGTAGTGGCTGTCTCTTGATAGGCGACGTTGCGGATGGCCGCGCTGACGATGGCGTTGTAGTTCCTCAACAGGTTCTGATACAGGTCCGCCGCCACAGCACCGCCGGAGGCAAGCTGCTTGTTGAAGGCCGAGATGGAGTCGGGGTCCTTGATGGCGTCGTAGATGTCCCCGCCAAGGGTGATGTTGCGATCCTTCTTCAAGACCTCGTCCTGATACCTGTACATGGGAGTGTACATCAGGGTCTTGAACTGCTCGCCCAGCGACCGGGGGATGAGGCCCGTCTGAATGGCCATCTCGACCATCTTGTCGTTGAACTTCTGGAACTCCTTGCTGGCCTGCATGACCTCTGGGCTGGCGGAACGAACGATGCCTTGTAGCTCACCGTCAGTCATGTATTTGCCGGTGACCGGGTGGTACAGGAGGCCTGTCTTCGACTTCCCATCGACCTGTTTGGCAGCGCGTAGGGCAAGCTCACGCTGGGCAAGCATCACAATCTGAGCCTGCTGCATGTTCTTGACGCCCACCTTCTCGAAGATCTTGAGAAGAGACGTGTCGCCATTGCCCTCATGGTAGAAGAAGGACTTCGTCTTGGGGTCGTAGCCGAGGGGGCCAATGGTGACCACGCCCATGACGCGACCGGTCGAGTTCTGGTGGCTCTCCAAGAACTTGCCAAGGTTTTTGGTGTCGGCGCGAGACAGGAACGGCTCGTTGGACAGGGTCGTATTGCGCAAGAGGGCGCGGCCCAGCGTCTCGCCGGGCTCTGCTCCAACAAGATTGCGCATGGCCTTGTTGAACCACGACTTTAGACCAGTCTCTTCGCCACGGACGATGCCGGTATAGTCTTGCCACCCGGGATGGGGGGACTGCGCTTGGGCAGCATCGAGCTTCGCCTTCTGCTCGGGTGTTTCACGGGAAACATTGTCGCGGCTTTCCCTGAAGGTCGGACCCTCCGCAGTAGGGGCCGAAGCGGCATCCTTCTGCTGTTGGTCCATTTTATAGTTCTCATCAAACAAGATGAGTTGCGACAAGTTTGCATTGGGGTTGAACGCGGTACGGCCTACGTCTCCAAGTCTTTCAAACGTAGTTGCCGCGTTCTTCCCATACGCACTGTCCATAAACTTCTCGAACGCGCCCTTGGTCTGCTTGATACCAAGCGCGTTCGCGATGGCGTCATAGGCCTTCCTCAGACCTGTCAGCACATCCTTCTGGAACTTCTGGAACGCCGTCTTCGGGACAAGGCTTTCAAGGCTATCGGTCATCCACCGCGCGCCCTGCTCGGCAACCCACTCATCGAAAGACCTTACATACCCGCTCTCCAAGTTTCCATTGGCTGCGGCAACAGCGGGTGTCGGAAACTTGTTTTGGTCTTTGACGTAGGCGTCAAACTCCTGACGGGTGATCTTCTCAGAGGCAAGGAATTTGTTAAGGAACAACGGGTCGTCGGCCTTGATCCCTCTTGAGAAGCCGTAAAGAAGCGCCGCCCGCTCTGCGACAGAGGGGTTTCTCATGCGGACATACTGGTCGTATATCGCTTTGAACTGGGCGTCCGTCGCCTTCGAGAGGTAGGCCTCTTGAATGGGGTGCGACATCTCGTGGAACAGAACCTTGAGGAGGTACTGTTTTTGAGCTTCTGGATTGGACGGCATCTTGGCCACAATGGCATCGATGTTAGACGTCAGGTAAACGGTCTTGCCGAAGAAGGCCGATTGACCAAGGGTGTACGCATCAACGTACTTGTCCCTGACCACCATGGTGGTGCCGGGGAAGAGCCTCTTGTGGATCTCCCGAAGGACATTGGTTATCCCGGGGATCTTTGCCTCAAGCTTCTTCTGAGTCGAGTAGTCTACGTCAAACAGGGTTCCCGCAGGGTTGGGGGCAGAGGGCGGCTTCTTGAGGGGCGCAACCTTGGGGGCCTTCTGAGGGGTTTGGGGTGAACCCGGTGGG